TAATAATGAAGAAGCTCCCGATGCTGTGTTTTGTTGACCTGTAGTGTTAGCTTTTAAAGACCAATATCCTGTAGCAGTAAGGTTAGCTGCTGAAGCGTTAGCAGTTAATGCATTAGAACCTAAAGCAGTATTGTTGGAAGCAGTGTTAAGACCAAGTGCCGACTTACCTATAGAAGTATTATCATTACCTGTAATATTTGTTGTTAGTGCTTCTGACCCAAGAGATGTATTTCTATATCCTGTTGTAATAGCATCTGAAGATAATGCACCTACGGCAGTATTGTCAAATCCAGTGGTATTAGCACTAAGTGACTTGTAACCAATTGCTGTATTAGCATCTGCTGTGGTATTTCTTTTCATTGCTTCGAAACCAACAGCTACATTATTTGAACCTGTACTATTTGTTTCCATAGCACTCATACCAAAAGCTGAATTATTACCTCCTGTAGTATTGGCTACTAAAGAAAAAGCACCAACTGCTATATTACGACTACCTTCAGTAGTAGCTGTTAAAGCATTAAGACCAAGACCTACGTTATAGTCACCTGTAGTAATTGAGTCTACTGCTGTAGAACCTAGTCCAATGTTTGAGGTAGCTGTTGTTGTTATCTGTAAGCCACCAACAGTATTTGTACCGAGTACAATTGCACCAGTCATAGTGCCGCCTGCTTTAGGTTCTAATGCATTAACTGCTAATGTTTCAGCAGCTAACCTTACTGCTACAGGATATTGGTCTTTAAAAGCTAACACTACAGGTCAACAAAACACAGCATCGGGAGCTTCTTCATTATTATCTAATACAACGGGCTCACAAAATACTGCGGTAGGTTATTTTTCTTTAAAAACTAACACCACTGCTTCTAACAATACTGCCGTGGGTTGGGGTTCTTTAGAGGCTAATACAAGTGGTACAGGAAACGTCGCTGTTGGCAAAAGCTCTTTAGCAGCTAACACGACTGCCAGTGGTGTTACTGCTGTAGGTCATAATGTATTACCTGCAAATACAACTGGTGCTTTTAATACAGGAGTAGGTAAATCTTCTTTACAGGCTAACACAACTGGTACTTCAAATACAGCAGTAGGTAAAGGTGCTTTATTAGCTAACACCACTGGTTCAAACAACTGTGCTTTGGGTATGGATAATTTAGATGCTAATCTTACTGGAGAAGAAAATGTTGCTATTGGTGGTAATAATGTTTTAGGTGCTAACACAACAGGCAATAGTAACGTAGCAGTAGGAAATCAAGCGTTAATGACAAATACAACTGCCTCTAACAACACCGCAATTGGTAAAAGTGCTTTAACAACTAACACTACAGGCGCAGACAATGTAGCCGTGGGTTATCGGGCTATGCTTGCTAATACAACAGCAGCCGACAACACCGCAATGGGTTCTAATGCTATGAAACTCAACACCACTGGTACTGCTAATGTAGGAATTGGTACAAGTGCTATGGAAGCTAATACAACAGGCGGATCCAACACAGCAATAGGTCAAGCCGCATTAAATGCTAACACTACAGGTGGTTACAACACAGCCGTTGGTAAAGAGGCTTTAGCAACTAACACTACAGGAAATCATAATGTAGCATTTGGTAGATACTCATTAAAACTTGCTACTACGGCATCCAGTAATTCAGGGTTTGGTCAAGGCACTTTATATGCTACCACTACAGGTGCTAACAATACTGCGGTTGGTTATCATGCTATGGAGGCTAACACTACAGCTTCGAATAATGTTGCGGTAGGTCATAGTGCTTTAGCGTCACAAACTGCTTTGGGAACAGACAATACTGCGGTTGGATATAACGCTATAGATGTTAATATATCAGGTCATCAATTAACTGGTATTGGAAGAGATGCTTTAGGTGCTAACACTACAGGCTCTGGAAGCACTGCGGTAGGTGTTTCTGCTTTATTAGCTAATACTACAGGTGCAAACAACACAGCAATAGGAAATGGTGCTGGAAAAACTACAACAACAGGAGCTTCTAATACTTGGATTGGTGGGAATGCAGGAAATGGTACTACAACAGGTGCACAAAATGTAGCAGTTGGATATAACTCTCGACCAAACGCTGTTAATAGTTCTCAACAAATTATTCTTGGCTACGATGTAACTGGAACGGGCAATAACATAATGACAGTAGGAATGGGTGCTAACACAGCCTCATTAGCACTTGATGGTTCTGATACATCTTGGGCAGCAGCTTCTTCTGATAGAAGGTTAAAAGAAAACATAGAAACATCTACAGCAGGATTAGCTCTTGTAAATGATTTAAGACCAGTTAACTATAATTGGAAAAAAGCTAAAGATGTTCCAACTGATATGCCTCAATATGTTGAAGGTTCAGATGCTCCTGTTCTTGGTTATGAATACGGTAAATCACAACACGGATTTATAGCACAAGAATGTAAAGATGTTTTAGATAAACATAGAGATAGTTTAGCAGACGGTTTTAATCTTTGGATTGAAAAAGATGATGGAACACAAACAGTTTCAGATGGAAACTTAATTCCAGTATTAGTAAAAGCAATACAAGAACTATCAGCTAAAGTAACCGCATTGGAGAACGCATAATGGAAATAAAAAGTCAAACAGACTTTACTAATTTTGAATTAGGTTTACAGTTTATTAGAGGTTTGTTTCCTGTAACTTATAAATGGGGAACAGAAGATTCTTTAGATGTTGGATTTAAACCAAAAGATATTCAAGAGCGTGAAACAATAGAAGGATATGAAATTGCATTTAAAAATAATTTGTTAACGAGTCTTTCAGAAGATGGCAAACAAATTAATGTTGAATACATTAAATTTGTACCAGTATTAGTAAATGCAATAAAAGAATTGTCAGTACAGAACGAGGACTTATTGACTAGAATTGAAACCCTCGAATTATCAAAACAGGAGCAAGAAGATGGCTAGTCAAACAGCAGAAGAAATCGCAGCACACTATGTTGCAATGGGGCATTCAGTAGATGAAGTAAACAGCAGTCAAGGTGATGAAGAAACTTCGGATGAATTTACAGCAAGAAAAGCTAGGAATGTAGAACACCTAGTAATACAAAAAGCACAAGTACACGATGATGATTCATCTTGGTGGACTGATGAAAGTATGACAGATATTGATGCAGCTATAGCATCTTAATTATAGGAGTAAATAATGTCTAAAAAAACTAAAAAAGAAAAGACAGTTATTACAGTAAATGATGTAGACCATATTTACGAAGATATGACTGATGAGCAAAAACAAATCATTAACCACATTAACGACTTAGATAGAAAAATTAATACAAGTCAGTTTAACCTCGACCAATTAATGTTTGGTAAGTCAGCTTTTGTAGGTGCTCTTAGTTCATCTTTAGAAACTTAGCTTAACTTTTAGGAGAAACTGAATGGCTATAAAAATTATATTGTTACTATCTTTTTCAATAATGATGGGTTGTTCAGTTTTTCCTAATGCTACTACTTTAAGTGCCACAACTAAAGCTACTGCTGATGCAGTACCTACAGTTAAAGTACAACAAACATTTAAGTGGAGTAAGAAAAATGACTAATGAAATGAAAATGCCTTTAGCGTTAGTAATGGCTATTGCAGTACAAGCTGGCGGTATGCTTTGGTATGTTAGTAAGATAGATAGCAAAGTAGAAATTATGTATTCTAAATATGAGCAATCCAATCAACAAGAAGTATTAGAAAATCAAATAATGATGCGTTTAGATTTAGCTAATGTTGTAGAAGGTATGGAAATTGGTCATACACAAATTGAAGAACTCACACAAATGGTTGAAGAGTTAAGACAAAAAACTCAACAATTAATTAAAGCCAAGAACAATCAAGGCAATGCAATTAAGAAACTTAAAAAACAAATTAAATTAAAACAAGATAAGAAAAAGAAAAAGAAGAAGAAAAAAGATAATAAAGTATCGTGACTAAAGGTTTAGCTATTCTTCTTGCTTGTGTAGTGTTAGGTTTTATAGTAGCTATTGTATTAGGTGTTGAGGCTATTAGGTGTACACCACCTTGTATTTAAATGACAGAAGTAGAAAGAAGTACGCTAAGTTGGAGATGGACAGCTTTAGTATTATATTTAATAATTTGTTTTTATGATTTTTTATTTGTACCAGTTTGGTATGGAATTAATAGACCAGACATTAGTGCTTTTATGGAAGTTATAAATGCTACAAGTGAACCAATGGTTCAAATGGAATTAATGAAAAAGTTAACAGGTCAACACAGTCCGTTTACTTTGATGGGAGGTGGATTGTTTCACTTAGCTTTTGGTGCTATCTTAACAGGTAGTGCAGTAGGACTTAATAAATAGGAGTGTAATATGTACGGAACAGGCTCATACGGTAAAACAAAAAAGAAAAAACCAGTTAAAAAAAATAAAAAAAAATAATGGCTAAAGACAATAGATTAACAAAAAATGGCTTATCTGGTTTTAATAAACCAAAAAGAACTCCAAGTCATGCAACTAAAAGCCATGTTGTTTTAGCTAAAGAAGGCAGCACAACAAAACTTATTAGATTTGGTCAACAAGGTAAAACTGGAGATAAAACTAATACAGCACGGTCAAGGTCTTTTAAAGCTAGACATGGTGCTAATATTAAAAAAGGTAAGATGAGTGCAGCATATTGGTCTAACAAGGAAAAATGGTAATGGCAAAACGTGGACTGTACGCTAATATAAACGCTAGAAAAAAAGCTGGTACAAGTAGAAGCAAGAAAAAATCTACTATTAGTAAAAAATCTTACGCTAATATGAAAAAAGGATTTAAAAAGAAATGAATGATGAATTTACGAGAATACAATTGCAATTAGACAAACATTCTGGACAAATAGCAAAGCTATTTAGCAAGATTGATGACACTAATTCATGTATTCAAAAGATAAATACCTCTTTATTACAAATTAAATGGGGAATTTATGGTGCTTTTGCTTGGTATGTAGTAACTCATATTGGTATTATTGAAGCATTGAGGTTAATGTGATAGCATTTATAACAAATATAGCACCAATAATGCTTGGTTTTATTGGAAAGTTACTTGCTTTAAAAAGTCAAGCAGCACAAGAACAACAAAAAATGATGATACAGAATCTACAAGTGCGTAATGATTCTATTAATCAGGCTAGAGAAATGGCAGCCAAAGAAAGTCCAATGGCTGCACTTAATCGCAGAGTTATTATATTTGTAATACTTGCGTTAGTAATATTTACTCAAGTAGCACCTGTATTTTGGGATGTACCAACAGTAATACCTACAGTAATAAAAGGGGTAAATTTTTTAGGATTGCAATTAACTCCAGATGTGATAGAATATGTGACTGTAGAAGGGATGTTAAAGTTTGATGAAATATTTAGATGGGCAACAATGATAATTGAATTCTACTTTGGAGCACAACTAGCAAAAGGTAGGTAATAAATGAGAAGGGCAATTGTTATACCCGACCAGCATTTTCCGATACATGACGAAAAAGCAGTCAAAGTTGTATTAGAAGCGATAGATTTTATTAAACCAGACATATTTATAAATCTGGGTGATGTTGGAGAATGGAGTTCTGTGTCTGGTCATAGATATAAAAGACGAAAACGACCACCATTAGAGTACCAGCTTCCAGAAATAGATGAAGAAATTAAAGCAGTTAACAAACAAATAGATAGGTTTGATAAGGCTTTAGATAAAGTTAAATGTAAAGAACGACATATACTAGCAGGTAATCACGATGAATGGCTTGATGCATTTGTAGAAGAAAATCCTTATTTAGACCAATACACATTTAAAAATGCTTGTAAGTGGGATGAAAGAGGATATGAGTATCGTAAGTATAATGAGGTTTTAACTATTGGTAAGTTGTCTTTTATACATGGTGCTTATTGTGGCGTTAATCATGCTAAGAAACATTTAGATGCTTACGGAACAAACATAATGTACGGGCATGTTCATGACGTGGCTCGACATTCAGCTACAAGATTGTTAGATGGAAACATTAGTTCGTGGGCGATGGGTTGTTTAAAAGACATGTCAGCAGAAAATAACACATGGCTTAAAGGTAGATTACATAATTGGAATCATGCTTTTGGAGTTATAACTTTTTTTGACAATGGAAATTTTCAAGTAGAAGTGGTAGATATTGTAAAGGGGAAAGGCTCAGTTTGGGGCAAAATAATTAAAGGATAGATTATGACATACAGAGGGTTAATTAATCAAATATTAATTAGATTAAGAGAAGACACAATACCTGTTGATTGGACTGGCAATATTAATGATAGTAATAATGTTTCAGATTATCAAAAAGTTGTAGGCTCTTTAATTAATGATGCAAAAAGAAGTATAGAATCTTATCACGATTGGTTAATTTTAAGAGAAACAGTAAATATTAATACTGTTGCTGGTACTAAAAATTACAATTTAAACTCTGGTCAAGAAATTAAAATTGTGGATGCCATAAACAACACTACAGGGATGCATTTAAATCAGGTAAGCCGAGTGTACATTAACTCAGTAAAGTACCCTACAGACGATACTGGTGAGCCTCTGTACTATGCATTTAATGGTAGTGATACTTCTAATAACTTAAAAATAGATTTATCGCCAATTCCTACAGAAGTTCAAACACTTTCTTTTGACATTGTAAAACATCAAGATGAATTAACTTTAGCTACTACAGTTTTAAAAATTCCAACTCAACCAGTTATATTAGGAGCTTGGGCAAGAGCAATTGCAGAGCGTGGAGAAGATGGAGGAACACAATCTAGTTTAATGGCTCAAGAAGCTAGTGAAACACTTAAACAAGCTATTATAATAGATAGTGCAAATACTCAATATGAATCAGATTGGTATATTAACTAATGGCAAAACAATTATCATACAATCCTTTAATTGATATAGGTATTAATGGTTTAAATACTCAAACTAATCCTGCATCATTAGAAGCAGCTTGGCTTGTTAAAGCAGAAAATATAGTTATTAAAGAGTCTGGTCGTGTTTCTATACGAAAAGGTTTTGACCAAAAAACAACTCAAGTAGATGAAGAAATACGTTCTATGGTTGAACACAACGACCAAGGAACAATTAAAATATTTGCAAGTTTTGGAACGTCAATTTATACAACAAATTTTTCAACTCCAAACACTCCCTTTCCTTCAAGTGGTGCTGATGTTAAACATACTGTAGCTAATACAACAGGAAATTGGCAATTTATTAATTTTAATAATAGACTACATTGTTTACATGAAGGAGTAGTACCTCAAAGATATGATGGTTCTCTTCCAGCTAATGAAAAGTGGTCAACTGCTGATGCAACTAATGCAATTAACCTTGCTAATGGTTCTGAAATAACTGATACTGAACACGCAAGTAATGGAATTTTGGCAGATAAAACTTATCAAATTACTGTTTTAGGCACGCCACCTACTCCGTTTGATTTAGTTGGTGGTAATACTGACAATGCTGTAGGTGAAATTTTTACTGCAACTCATAAAGGTTCTGAAGGCCAAAGTGAATTAATAACTGCTAATAAAATGGTAGATGGTACAGTATATAAAATTATTAATTTAGGCGATTCAGATTTTACTTTAAACGGACATAGTGGTGTTGTTATAGCTGTAGGTTCTTTTGTAGTTGGCACTTCTTATACTATTAAAACTGTTGGTAGTACCGATTTTACAGCAATAGGTGCATCTGGTAATACAGTAGGAGTTGTATTTACCGCAACTGGAGTTGGTTCTGGAGGAAGCGGAACTGCTACAAGTCGACCAATAGTAGATGACGTGTTTGAAGCAAACGATGTCTTGGGTATTGGAACTGGTTTGGTTAGAGAAGTTCTTACTAATACTAATGGAAAAGTAGTAGAAATTAAAACTAATCCTACTCTTACTACTATAACAGTAGACAGCGCAACTGGTTTTCCTACTACTGGAAAAATAATTATTGATGATGAAATAATTACTTATACTGGCAGAACATCTACAACATTTACTGGTTGTACTAGAGGTGCAAATAACTCAATTGCTACACATCATTTAGATAATGCTGTAGTTACAAATGATACTGCTCCTAAAAGTGTTACTAATGGAGAATTTAAACCTACTTGTGGTGTTGGTTTTTATGGCAGACTTTGGGTAGGTGGAGTAGCAGAAGAAAAAGATGTATTACATTATTCTGCTTTATTAGATGGAGATGATTTTAGTTTACAAAATGGCGGTGGTGCATTTAATTTAAAAAATGTATGGGGTAAAGATGACATTATTGCAATAGCACCTTTTTATGGTCAACTTGCAGTTTTTGGTAAAAACAATATTGCTTTATATTCAAGACCAGACTCCGTATCGCAAATGCAACTTAGTGAAGTTATACGAGGAATAGGTTGTATTGCAAGAGATACAGTTCAAGCTATTGGAGATGATTTAGTTTTCTTATCTTCTACTGGACTTAGGTCATTAGCTCGTACTTCAGAAAAAGATAAAGTTCCTTTAACTGATTTGTCTGTAAATATTAAAGATACATTAATTAGAAATTTAGCACAAACTTTAAATATTACATCTGGTTATATTGAAAATGAAGGCGTTTATGTTTTGTCTTTTCCAACTATTAATTTAACTTATGTTTTTGATTTTAAACATTTAACGCCTAATGCAGCACCAAGAATAACAACTTGGACTTTTACTAAAAATAGAAATCCATCAAGTATAATTTATACTACTGATTTCGGTATGTTAGTAGGACAAAAAAATGGTGGTATTGCAGAATATTTTGGATATTATGATACAACTAGAACTTTAGATAGCAACAACGCTCTTAAAATAATTTCTGATTCATATACAAGTTCTTTTGCAACAGTATGGTTAGATTTAGGAGAAACAGTACAAGCATCATTATTAAAAAAATTATTTATGGTTTTAGAAGGGGGTTCTGGCTCTACTTTATTTTTAAGATGGTACAAAGATTTTAGTCTTTCATCTTCTAAAATAACATCATTAATTTTAAATCCGAGAACTATTGGCTTTAATGCTTTATGGGGAAAAAGTCCAGGAACAGGAAAAATTAAAGT